GCATCCCCGTATACCCGCGCATCCCCGTATACCCACGCATCCCCGTATACCCGCGCATCCCCGTATACCCGCGCATTCCCGGATACCCGCGCATCCCCGTATACCCGCGCATCCCCGGATACCCACGCATTCCCGTATTGATCTAGGTTATCTTCTTTCTCGATCCATCCACCCAATTCGCCCTCTTCAATGTCGTATTCCTCAATTGGACGGACCGCCTTGATTTGATAAAGCGTAACTCCGAACCATTCCTTTGTGTTTTCCGTTAAAACATACTTTTTAGACATTTGTATTTCCCCTCTCAAATTTATTAGTTTATCAATCTGAAAACTTGGTCTAAACCTCAAACAAGTCCTTTTCAAGCGCCTCTATCCTTGTTCGTATATCTTTTTGCCATTCGTTTTCACCGGCTAAGTAAGCTTGATATGAGAGGCTTTTCAGTTCGTCTAGTCTCTGAATCATCATCAAGTTTTGTTTTAAGAGTGGTTTCAACATCTGAATAGCGACTTCATCCAATTTGATTTTTCCGTCTTGATTCATCGACATCCAAGTAATCCAGGCCATTTTCCTGTGGATTGGATGTATGCCGATCAAGGGGTATCAACTCCTTCCCAGTGTGATTAGCAAAAGCGTTATGATAATTGCGATTAACCAGTGCCACGGGTTTTTTGATGGTTCGACAAATGTTTCTCGGATATAATCTTTAAGGAAATTCATGTGCTATCCCTACGCCAGAGTCCCAATAGACAACTCTTTGACTATGGTCGTATAGATTTCTTTTAAGCGTGGATCAGATTCGATTACATCCAGCCGGTTCGTATCGTTAATCTTGGTTTTTGTGGCTCCGGCATCGGCTAAACGGTCTTGTAGGTTTTTAAGCCTAATGTTCAGTTGGCATTTGCCCCGCTCCTCAAGCAACCGATAGCTTTCTGTTCGGATGTCTTTGTAACTGGTGCCGGACCGATATGCAGCGCCGTTAAGCATGCCCTTGATCATGTTCCGCCAGTTCTCGTCATGCTGTAGGAATGTTTCTTTGATGACTGTGACTTGTTGTTCCGTGTGTTCTTGGCGTTGCTCAATTTGAATTTGACGGTGTTCCATGGCGATCAATAGTTGAAGTTGAGGGCTTAAGCCAGTTAGGTCAATCGCAGCCTCTTTGACCCGGTAATAATCGTCCACCAGCATTTCGTAAGCTTCCCATGCACGATCCGTATTCAAAGATTTAGCTTGCATCCAAGCGCCCTTTTCGGTCCAAAGATAGATAACGGGAGCAAATTTAAGGTTGTCATCAATTTGATGGGAAGCTTTGAAACTCTCCAACTCATGCCCACGAATCTCGAAATAATGTTTGCCTCGTGTGTATCGGTCCCGGTTCCGCCCAAAGTTGTTATTGATTGTTTTGGGTTCTGTTCCGAATGATTCGGCAAGTTGTGATGTCGTCAAAACACGCTGGCCGGAATATTCGATCACCTGCAATTGATTCATAGAGCCGAAACCTCCTCAATCTTCTTCAATAAGGCCGCTGTTTTTTCAAGGTTTACTTTGGCTTCTTCGCACTCTTTCGCGTATTCTTCCTTGCCGTCAAACGCTGTTACAAACCCGGCGTATTGGTCAACCTTTGATTTAAGCGCAAGGATGATCGCTATTTTTTCGTCAAACGATAGGGTTACTTCATATGTCCAATTCATTTCGTTACTCCTTTCTAATAGGACTTTTGCCCTCCCGTGGCGAATAATGGAATTCGAAGGGAGGTGAAAACATGTACACAATTCCGCAATTACAGGCACTTGATTTCCTGTTAAAGATCATTTCTGCCGAGCCCGATTCCGATGAATTTAAACCGGTCATTGAATCTTCTGGCATCTTGTGGCAGGGTGATTTTGTTATGAGCGACCGGACTTATTTAAAACAACCATATATCGATGTTTTAGGTGATTTGGAAGTTCGCACCACCAGCGCCGGAGAACATGGCCATCATGATGCTATCGCTAAGGTGTGGGAGTATTACTATCAAAAACCGAACCGCCTAATAAAGTTAGCTAAAGCAAACAACCCAGCCTATCTACACCACGGTCTCCTAGAAGTGCTAAACGCAGTTACAACCGGCGAAGAGGCAAGCGATTTACACCCTTATCTGTTCAACGCCAAATCTCTTGATGGCAAGATGGAAGTTCCTTTCTTGGATTTATCCGACGAGAAAATCAAGTTAGTCTCAATTTTGCGCCTTAAGAGATAGGTAAAGAATGATTTCTTCGTATACTCGATCTTCTTTTTCTTCTTCCGGCAATTCTTGCGCAACAATTTGGGAGATTCGCTTTTTCAATTGGAAAAGCGGGTCTCTCGCTTTTTTGCGGGCGTAAATGATCTCGTAAGCTAAATAAATCCAGTTTTCAAATCTGTCATTATCCATCGTTTCAATGCTTTCGGAACTCGGTAAATAGCGGCCCAGAGGAGTAATGCCCCATGGGTTTCGGGGGATATGTGACTTACCTAACCTTTCGTAAATTTCTTTTAAAGTCGCTATATTGGCGGCTTTTTCCTTTTCGATTTCCTCTCGGACAATTTCCCTAATGCGCTGTTCACCTTGTTTGTTCATTTGTTTCCTCCTTGTGGTTAGTTAGGTAGGTTGTCCGCTATGACGACCCTTAAGAGTCGCCATTATCCTGATCACAATTGGTTGCAGGTTCGGGCTCTTTGTACGTTCCGTTTTTTATGGCCCGTTTAATTGCATTGGCACAAAGTTGATGTATAAAGTCTTGTGTTTCTTGGGAAAACTGATTTATGTGCATTGCAATCCCTCCCTGCTAAAACTTATGATAAGAAAAATAGCGGACGACCCTATTGCATTGTCTTAGTTTTTCGTGTCTTATTAAGACACTGAACTTCAAAAAAATTTTGCATGTCTACTTTGAAAAGATCGCTTAACACTACAACCTCATCAATATAAAATTTAGATTTACCATTTTCTTTTTTGGTATATCCACTCACAGAGAGGTTAAGTTGTTTAGCAACTTCTTTTTTAGATAGACCAGCGATGACCCGGGCTGCTTTGATGGTCAGCGTCATTCTGTCACCTCCCCTCGCCGTGTCTTTTTAAGACACCTTAAATATAACATCAAAGTCCCTTGAGGTCAACCACAAAAAGACACGTTTTTATATTTTTGTTGCATTTCGTGTCTTTTTGTGTTTCAATGGGTATATATTTTTAAAGGAAGGCGGAAGTAAAGGTGTCAAACAAGCCAGATTCAAGATTATTTTATTATGCAGTAGGTAACAACATTAAAAAATACCGTACAATTAGAAATTTCAGTCTACAGGACCTGGCTGAACGAGTGGGATTGACTAAAAAAACCATCCAGCGTTATGAAAATGGCGAGATAAAAATTGACATGGATAGACTTACTGATGTAGCAGACGCTTTAGATGTGGAAGTTCTGCAACTTATCGAAGGCGCAGAATCTTTCCTTGGCGTTGATGTTGAGGAATTAGATTCCGTAAAAGTACCAGTTGCGGAAAAAGTAAGTTATGCAAATGGCGTTTTGAATTTTGAAGAGGTAACAGGGCGTGAAGATACACCGAGGTCATGGATTAAAAATGGCGAATATTTTTATGTACGTGCATCTGGAGATAGTATGATAAACGCTCGTATCTATGATGGAGACTTACTTTTGATTCGGAAACAAGAAGATGTTGAAGATGGTGAAATAGCAGTTGTATTGATCAATGGTGATATTTCCTTAAAAAGAGTTTTTAAAAATGAATCAGGACTTGCGCTTTATTCAGAAAACCCCTTATATAGTCCTGTCTATAGCACCAAAGAAAGTACTAATTCAATAAGAATCATTGGTAAATTAAAAAAGATAATAATCAGTATTTAGGGGAGGATTATTTGTGTACGCTGCGATTTATGTTCGTGTATCTACAGAAGAACAGGCCGAGCAAGGATTCTCTATCGATGTACAGAAAGAACGCTTAATGGCTTATTGTAAGTCTCAAGGTTGGGAAGACGTGAAGATTTACATAGATGATGGATATACAGGAACAAACTTAGAAAGACCAGCAATGAAACGTATGATAAGACATATTGAAGAAAAAAAGGTCCATACTGTAGTCGTTTATAAACTAGACCGTCTAAGCAGAAAACAAAAAGATGTGCTCAAATTATTAGAAGATGTGTTCGAACCAAACGATGTAATTTTTAAATCTTCAACAGAGCCATTCGAAACATCAACGGCATTCGGCAAAGCAATGATCGGTGTCTTGGCTGTTTTTGCTCAATTAGAAAGAGATATGATAGTTGAAAGAACAACTTCGGGAAGACGCCAAAAATTGAGCAAAGGCATTTGGAGCGGGGGGCGCGTTCCCTTTGGATATAGTTGGAATAAAGATGCTCTAAAATTTGAGATTATCCCCGAGGAAGCTTGGATTGTTAAAGAGATTTTCAAACGATATTTACAGGGTCACTCCAGATTGTCTATCGCCGAATGGGCTGCTAATCGTACAAACGAAAGAACCATTGACCACAGTACGATAAGGGATATGATCGCCAGGCCCGTATACAAAGGGGATTTGGTCAATGCCGATCAAATATACGAAGGTAGCCATGAACCTATAATCGATCCGGAAATTTGGGAGGCCGCTCAAAGAGAAGCGATCAAAAGGAAGGAGGGGGCTGCGCCGTTAGGAGAGTACCTATTGACAGGTTTGTTAAAATGCGGTGTGTGCGGCGGAAACGTAGTTCACGTCCTAAGAAAGGATAAAAAATACGGCAAGGAATATATATATAATTATTACACTTGCAAAAATCAACACGTCAGAAAAAAGGATGCCAGCAATCGTTGTAGTTTAAACTATCTGCACCGAGAAAAAATCGAAAAGTTTGTTGTTGATCAAATAAAATCTTTGGCATTATACCCTGAAAAAGTAAAAGAAATTTTGGAGTCAAATGATGATGATCAGTCATATGAATACTCTGAAATAAACATAAAAGAGAGAATTAAAAAGATTGAGTCTGATTTGGAAAATTTATATGATGCCATTCAGAGTGGCGATATTAAAGCCTCGGCAGTAAGCGGGCGAATTAAGAAGCTTGAAGAAGAGAAAGAGTATTTAGAAAATGACCTGGACGATATTAATTTGTATAACTACACTTCGAAAATTAGTAAAAACGAATTTAAGTCCACGATTAAAGACGTTGGTGCTGCTTGGGATTACATGAATGAGGAAGAGCAGAAAGCCGCTATAAGAAGACTTATTTCAGTTATTACATTACACCGTGACTCCGATCCTAAAATCGAATGGAATTTCACATGACCACTTCTTCATTCTTGTGGTTATTCGGTAAAATAAACACCAACATAAATGAAGAAAAGACCTCGAACTTTGGAGGTCTTTTTCTGCTCTATAGCTTTTTATAGACGGCAAGCAATTTAATAAAAACATCGGCAGGGGTTTTCCCTGGTACACTTTCGTATTTAGAAAGAGATCTCTCGGATATTTTGATCATAGTGGATACTTCTTTTTTTGAATATCCACTATTTAGTCTAGCTTGTTTTAAATCTTCCAACATACTGATCTCTCCTTTTTAATCAATGTTGTTTACTGCCGACCGACGAAATGATAAAATTACGACACAACTTGTCCGACATCCGAAAGGAGTTATCTAAGGTTGGCATACGTCCGTGGGAGATGCCGACTAAGATACCTTTTAGCTCGTTCCGAAATGACACAGGCTGAATTATCGCGCCGAACGGGATATTCCCCGCAACAGATTTCAAATTGGGTAAACAACAGAGAACATATGAACTACGAATCTGCTGCGACAGTTGCGTATGTACTTTCGTGTCAAATGGAAGAAATTTATGAGCTAATCTGGGTCTAAGCCGGTTGGCTCTCCCCGGGCTGATCTATAGTCATAACTATAGACGCTTTATGTCCCAGTGAAGATAACCATCCCCCTTCATGTCTTATCATTAAACCCCCTCCTATAGAAACAGAGAATTGGTAACATTGTACTATTTATTCGACAAACATTTCCTGCGAAACGTGTCGAATGCTAAAATTAAAATTTTTTCATAAACAACTATCTGTAGATGCTTATCTGTAAACGCTTCCTAATAGATATTACTTCGATTTCCCGGAAACGTTTCTTCCCCTCGATGAATTAAATCGTTTGTCCCAATTATACACGAACACATGTTCTTGTTCAATATTAAATTTGCCAAAACGGTAATGTTTATTGCCAAATTGGATGTAAAATAAAAAACCACTTTGGCTTATGCCTCTGTGGTCTTTTCTTCTTCACGTTTTATTTTCTCTTCGATGGCTTCCAAGATAAAAGCGTTTCGGCTCATACCAGCTTTTTGGGCTGCTTCATCTATCCGGTCACGGTCGCCCCGTTTCCCCCACAACTTTATTTGATCGTAGTTTGCAGCGTTATATTTGTTTTTCGCCCGGGTGGACGCCTTACCTTGCATCTCCATATCATCACCTCACAGATATTGTATCACAAAATTAATACTTGAACCAGTATAAAAAACTCTTGACCATATACTTGAACCAGTATATAATATTAATCAGGGAGGAGGTGAACATAGGAAATGAAAGAAATGATTGGGTTCCTCACAGCAGTCATTCAATTACTTACCGCAGCGCTGCTGCTACAGAAAACCCGTGAGGAAAAGAAAAAAGGAACCAAACGCAGCCGACCGGGCAAACGTAAATAGGTTCCTCGGAGGGGTTACCGCCCCTCCTCCCAATCTTAACATAAACGGTTTGAAATATACAATCTGGCGGCGGCCTTACGCGGGAGGGATACGGAAATGAGAAATTGGAGCGACGAAGCAAAATATTGTTCGTCTCGGGTAGTTCCTTCGGATTGGATTGAGGACATTCCGCAAAAGAACGCCCTTAGAGTTGAAACGATATCCGTTTCACATTGCGCTGATCGCTGCACGATGCAGCCGCCTGAACATTGGGCGCAAACAGCCAAGGAGCGTGGGTCCCTATGGTTGTTCTCCGGCGGAAGCCCGCTTGTTTTCGGTGAATGTCGGTTTAATACCTGCCCGATGCGTGAATTCTTTCGCCAAACAGGCGGAAAACATTACGAGGATGCACCCGCTCGAATCGCAAATTAACACAGGGGCTTCGGCCCCTCTAAGGAGGATAACGGGAATGTACATCGTGGCTTGGGAAGGTCAATTAATGACGGAGAAGGCGGACGAAGCAAAGATTCGGGAAATCATTAAAATCTTTGACTGCCGTCCATGGGTTCGCAAGGACTGGTCACTTGTTGGGGATTGGTGCACAAAGCGGGGTTCTTTGATTAGCGTTATACCGGCATGATCAATGGGGCGTAGACCCCTTCAAAGGAGGACATGAGTAATGGCGACAAAAGCGAAATCACGGGCCGTTTTGAAAGAACTAAACAAAATAAGAGATTCGTTGCCGCTCGGCGACCTGGAAAAATTAATCGAAGATATTCAACGCGAAATCATAGAGCCTATAGAGGAAAAACTTGACGTCCTGGCCGAAAAAGATCAGCTAACCGAAAAGCAAGAAGAGCGGCAGAGAACTTTGGAAGACGAACAAAGTGGATGGGAAAGCGTAATTGATGGAATTGATTCGTACAAAGACATGCTGGAAGAAATTGAAAACCTTATAGAAATAGTCGAACTGTTTGAGGAAATGGAGGAATAACGCATGGAAACAGTAACGCTGATTGTCAGTATGGCGGCGCTGGTGCTGTCGGTTGTGGCGCTGGTTCGGACGATTCGGAAATAAGAAGGATTAAGTGGCGTTTGAGCGAAATAAGATAATACCAAAGATTAGGACGAAAGGAGGAAATCCCCATGGTAAAACCCTTTGATCGGGCCGAGCTTGAAAACTCAATTGTTGAGGATATAGAAAAGGCTATGATAAAAAAGCACAATGAGCGAGAAAGGATCGGCAAAATCACCGGGGCAATCCTAGGAATTATATTCATGTTTGCCGCCATTTTTAACACTGACATGATCAACTGGGGGACCGTCTGGGAAGACGTTAAAAATATGTTGCCATAGTGACAAAGCCCACCGACCATATAGGTTAGTGGGCTTTGTCATGTACGTCAGTTTGACGGGGGTTGAAGCGTCCCCCAAAACGAGGAAAGTTGAACCGCCCTCAATATGAGGGTACTTGAGTATTAACCAGTTTGGTTAGTACTCGACAATGCGTCGAGGGCTTAACTATTACCAAACTGGTAAGGGTTCAGCGAGGGACAAATTGTCCGGTACTCACTTACCGTCAAATTGACGGGTACTGAACACCTCTTGTTTTGAGAGGGGTTGAGTATATACCAACGTGGTAGGTACTGCGTTGTCCTCGTTTTAGGAACAACTAAAAAAGGGTAGCGCAATTTGCGCCACCCCATAACATATTATTTTGCTTCTTCCGCTGCAATGCGTTCGCGATGACGTGGCAGAGCGCGTGTGCTGATGTTGGCATACTGTCCGTATATAGTATCTGATACTTTAATATCCAGTCCAAACTTATCTGCCATCGACATTAGATTTACAGTGTCGTCTAACACCTCTTGTCTGTAGACGAGCATTTCAGGGGTCATTTGGTCCTTTTTTATCATTTTAGGGTAACCGAACATTGTAGAGACTGCTTTGTTCGCAATGGTGTTGGCTTTGATGAAATCTGGCTTGCAGGGATCACGAAATGCTTCTTTCAATCTTGCCATAGCTTCCTTTTGATGTTCCTTATCAAGCATGCGGAATACTTGAAATCCCTCTAGCCCGGATGCCTGGCGGAGCGACTTAAGCATCTCAAAAACCCAGCGTTTGAACTCTTTAGCTTCTTTCTTGCGGCTCTCAAACACTGCGTCGTAAATCCCGTATTCATTGACAATTAGCATTTCTTGTACCCTACCAAGCGAATCTGGGATGTGGCCGTTTGAAACGGCTTCGTCATCTAAACGTTCCTTGATTCGTTTCGCTTTCAGATTCAAGACTTTGGCGATGTCTGCCAAGACTGCCCACCAATCGCCCGGCTCCTTTTCAACAAAGCGAATATCATGCCCATTCCAATTTTCTACGCGAATTTCCAATAAAACGCCCCCCATTCAAATGTATTAAATAGGATGCCGAATCATGTTGGGAATACAATACTACCATAAGCAACTGGAAAAACGCAACGTTCGCATCACACACGAACAGAAAAAAGCCCCATCAACTGAATGACAGGGCTTCTACTGGTGCTACCGGATTTGAATCTGTTATATCACTTTGCTTTGAATGTTCCAAGATTATGCAGAATCTGAATGATTTTAATTTCCGGCGTGCCTTTATCGTTAGATGTTGTGATCGCCCCCGCTGCTTTAGCCGCTCCAATCGCTTCAAGCGCCCACGCCGGAGGTTCTTGGTTGCCAGAAATGTTAACGTGCTTTTCAACCTTTTCTAAGCGAGCTACAAGCGCCTCATATTCTTCTCTTGTCACTTCGTCTACACTCTCCTTATAAATAACCCAGTATTGTTTTGCTTCACGTGCAAAAACGATTTCTTTGGCCGTTACCTTTCCGTCATTGCGGACGCCTTGATCAACAAGACCATCAGCGCCATACTTCGTGTTATCGTGGTTCGGATCGTAAACGTCAATCCATCCATCCTTTGTGATCCCAACAAGCAAAATAAAATGACCGCCTCCGGTAAAGTGTCCTTTACCCATTGAGGCGATCACTAATTTGCCCTCTCTTAGTGCCGCCTTAGCGGCTTCTAAACTACCGGTTTGTATACACTGTAACCCGTAATTCTTGGCGGCGCTGGCGAAGAATCCCCATGCTGTGCCGTTGTTAGCCGTTCGATATCCCTTGCTAATAGCGTATTTACACATTTCTGTAGGCAAAATCTCCTTGCCTAAGTATGTGCTTGCCACCATAGCGAACGATGTCGGGCCGCAACCTGATGCGCCGATTGTCTCTCCGGCGTCTCCATCAATAGTGTACGGCGTATTCTTCCAACGCTTATCCTCTTGGCTATAGTAGACTACGTTCACTTATCTTCACCGCTTTTCTTGGCCTGCTTAATCAGTTGGTTACCGTAAACGGCCACAGCACCGCACAGGATGCCTTGGATAAGGCTTTGAATCGTATAGCCTTGTAGAAACATTGCAAATACAATTGCAAACGCTGTGACGATGTAGATGATCGACCAATCCGGCACCTTTGGAGTTTGTTTAAGAATCCCTCCAATGACCCAACAAGCAACAACAACAATTAACAATTCCGGGTTAATAAACTCAAGTACTGCGTTCCATTCCATTTCTATCACTCCTAATTTATTTAAGTCCGCCAGATATGATAAAAGCGGCAATTGCCAAAATAATAGCCCCGGCGAATGTTCGCCAGAGCCATTTTTGGTTATCTTCGATTTTGTCTATCCTGTGATGTGCTGATTTCGATGATTCAAGCGCTTTTGCTGCTGTCTCATTAGCTGAAATTGCTCTATCAAGTTTTTCGTCCATATTATCGACTTTAGTTTCCACTCGCGTTATACGCTGTAGCATTTCACTTTGTACCGCTTGTGTTTCGTTCATCTGCCTGTACCTTTCCTTTCTCTAATTCTTGAAGTTTCTTATCCGTAGAATCTCGGATAGCCCGCAATACCTTCGCCTCCTGTCCTGGATGAAATGACGTAACAAGCGAGATAACCGCCAAAACATCCGGTATTGATGGTTCAATTTCAATAGACAGCCTTTTGATAATCGCCATATATACACCCCTTTTAGGCATAATAAAAAGCCCCGCCAGTTGACGGGACTTTAGGTAAACGGTATGTTATTCCATTGTCGATAAGGCTTCATCCATTAATTTAAGCGCCTCATTGTACTCCTGGAGTCTTTGCTTTACCTTTTCCAAATCGGCTTTTGTTTGTTCGATATCTGTGGCGCTCGTTGGTTCTTCTAACTCATCTTCGTATGCATTGATGGCAGCTTCTGTCTGCGGAATCATTGTGTTCGTTAAGAATGAACGTTTTTCAGATATTTCATGATCGGAAAGACCGATGTATGGATTATTTGATGTGACTACCGAAGCTGCGCCGTTACTATCTGATGTTTCCAGTGTGGTTATATTTACTGTCTTAGTCGCATTATCCACGCTTATATCTCCCCCCATTTCTTCAGAAAAAGACCGGACCGGAGCAAAGGTTTTATTGTTGGCTACAATCGCTTTCTCATCTAGTTTGTTTCCGTTAACTACAATGGTGTATTCACCCGTAATTTTATTTCCTATAAGAGATAATTGGTTGGCGAAAGCCCCTACGGGTATAGACAAAATTAAACCAACAATAATACCAATTGCTAAATATCTGAATTTCTTCATTCTCGCTTTCCTCCCGACATAAGTAATATACTTATTATAACGAATATCGGATAAGTTGGTCGCAAAATTTACATTCCGATGTGCTCCATTATATCAATTATGGTTTGTTCGACATCGATAATACTTCCAATTCTTACAGTGTCGTAGAATCTAGTGTTACCTTGAACTAACACTTCTCCAAACCCATGTAAGAATAATTCATCGTCCGCGATAATATGAAGCGCCCCAGATATCGAGTAAACCTGCCCTTCATAAGCGCCGGTAGGTCCCCAGAACACAAACCCACCCATTCCTGCGTCTGTGTTGTATCCGAGTGTAACCCGCTCCTCACCCGAATCATCAAAAGACCTAAAACCCGATTCATCCATTTCTATGCGTCTACCGTTTTCATCCGTGCGGATCAACGCACCCGTAACAGTTCCGCCTACGAGTTCCGATCCTTCGATATAAGTGCCGAATATTTCACCGCCAGTGATCTTTGAAGCTGTGATTTCGCCACTAAACTCTGCCCCCGACGCGATCATGTGGCCGTCTTCGTCTACGCTGAAATTGCTGCCTATATGGATACTACCACCGATAAACTGCCCGGCCCGCACGATCCCATTAAATTCGTATTCACCATTGATTGGATCAAAGTAGAGGGCATCTTCATAACTACCGCTGCCGTCTCCTTTCTGCATTCTGAATTCATCGGCATTCCAGATAGATCGAGCCAAAAGATCATATCTCTCGATTACTATACCTTCGTCCGGGCCAATCTTAACGCCATACATCCACTTATCCTTGCCCACCGTAGTTGTTTGGATGCGATATATGATGTCCTGTAAACCCGTAATGGCGCTTGAAATAACAACGGAACTGTTGATTCGACGTTTAGGAGAATAGGAATATTGGGTGATTCGTTGCGCCTCATCGATGCCTAATTCTTCATCAACAATGTCCACCGTGTCACCAAGTTCGAAATATTCCAATCCCTCAAACTCCTTCAACGAGTTAAGTTCAACGATATCCACTTCATATGCCGTTATAACCTCGCCAGATTGCCCGTTAACGTCTTTGACGATGCCCCGAAGGTTTTTGCCCAGGCTGAATTGCACGCCGCGATCTTGGCCCCTCCTGGTCAGTAGATTAACGGTGTATTTGTCAAAGAGTAGTTCGCCCCCGGTTTGTTTGGCAATTTCCATGATTACCGCCCGAGCCGTTACACCTTCTTTTAAATCCACGCTGATAATACCTGATAAGCCCACGCCGCCGACCGTGAAGTTAGTCCCTTCTAAAGCCATATTGAGCAGTTGTGCCGGTGTGCCAGAGTGGATAAATCCTCCCTCAAACACAGTAAAGAGCAGATCATAGGCGACCTGCTCACATTCTACTGCTATGGCGACCTCTCCGCTTTGGGATCGCGTTCGGCGGTGGTGAACGATATTAAAGTATTGCCCTTCGGCTTCGGCATAGTTGCCGATTTGAATGTACTGGCTTTTGTCGTCGTCAAGATAAACCGAGAACTTTAGCGTATACGCCCCGTTGATCTGTTCTGCGATTTCATCAGAAAAGTAATCTTCCAGGATCGCGAGCGGCTTATATGACGAATTTAATATCGTGATCAATGTATCACCTCCAAATATAAAATAAACCTCACTAATTAGTGAGGCTGTTGCGCAAGCAATATCGTCCTACTGTACATGTTTATCATTAGAATAAAACACTATTTTATTGAATGTTGGCTTGATGTAATGCTTTGCAAGCACCCCCAGCGCTACCGGCATGGCTAAGCTGCAAGATAGAATCCAAATCCTAGTAAGATAAACATTTTGAACTCCTACCATTTGTAGCAAATTATACCTTAGGCTTAAATCAATGAATAATTTGTGATACATAAAAATATAGAGCGAGAAACTCCCAACATAACCAATCCATTTTAATATCACTAGATTTTTAAACTTAGATACAACTTGGTAAAGATTGAACAGCAATCCAAATACCAATAAGGTATACACCAACAAATAATCGTTTGGAGGATTAGACCAAATCGAATGAATTAAGCCTTTATACTCAAAGATTGTTAGCAACAATATAACCAACAACAGTCCCAAAAAATTAGTTCTCATCCCAGTTAATTTGGGCAAATAATTATGAAGCATCATCCCAAGGGAGTACACGAATAAGTAAGTGCCCCCAAGTAAATTTCCCCCACCACCCATGATATTGCCTATCACCGTGTGGGCAGTAATGTAGTTCGAAATTAAATATATAACTATGAGTATGCCAATATGGTATAAACAATTGTTCTTAAAGTTAATGACTTTATATAAAATAGTCGAACAAAGTACCAATTGAATATAGAAAGCAAAGAAATAAAACGGTGGAGACGCTGAGAATGTTGCCAATTGATTGATAAACGTAATAAAGTCGAATCTCATGCTGTTAACAAAAACATGATAGACAAAAGAAGCTATAATGTAAGATGTTATAGGGGCCCTTAGCCTATACCAAAGATATTTATGGTCTATCTCATTCCTACCTGAGATTGAAACTGAAGAGGTTATTCCGGCTAATAATATAAATAGGGTTACCGAAAAACCAGTATGAAGCAAAATCAATTGGTTATCAAAAATAATTCCTGCCGTATGATTTAAAATGACAGCCAATATTGCAACTACCTTCATCAAATCTAACCACTCATATCTTTGTTTAGACACCTATAGCACCCCAGTATTTACCTTATACACTAAATGCTAAACGAAATGGAATCCAAAATCAACCAATTTGTACCCGAAGAGAATGCTCCAATCCGAACATTTCCATTTGTTAATATTTCGATTGTAATAGGTGTGGCTGTCCCGCCTGCGTTAGATATACTAACAACTGATATGTTGTTTTGCGGCCTGTATGCAAGAGGTAAATTAAATAGAACCGTGTTTGCACTGGCTGTCCCATTTTTAATGAATCCCTTCAGGTGAACCCTTCCTCGATCCATAGCATAGCCAGGTGGATTATACCCCCCCCCAAATTCCACCCATCCATTTAATAGTTCGGGTGAATGCCATGCTTCATCAGTAAATTTATTACTTGGATCAGAAAAGACATTTCCATCAATAAAAAAATCAGAGATACGGTTATCTTTTAAGATGTTATTCGCAATCGAACAGTCAGTAAATGACCCTGACCCGCCGTAGTTTGTTACATAAATCCCGTACTTCTGTGTTTTTACCGCTTGGTCATCGTAACAGATGTTGTTATTAATGCTTATTCCTTTGCCCTGCTTCGGCAACGTTATACCGTCCTTAAGCGCCAATCCAATGCCGCCGCCAAAAGTAAAACCTTCCTTATTGCAGTTGGAGATTATGTTGTTTTCAACCGTTAAGTAGGAGCAATTTGCGATTGCTATTCCATCTCCGCCACAACTAGTTATTACGTTATCTGCAATTACCGAGTTGGGTGTCGCCCATTCAATTCCACAAGCAGTCACGTCAACCATATACGCATTTGAAATCTTATTGTTTGTCGCCGAGTTGTATTCAGTTGGATATTCTGCCGATGATTCCGAGTAAATCGAGGACTCACCAACATTATCAATCCGGCAGTTATTTACTGACCCTTTTTTGCCAAGCATAAACACAGCAGACCAGCGGCAATCATCAAAATCACAATCTTCGACCACAAGCCCCTCGTTACCGTATGCGGCCCAAACAGCAGGCACAGATTTCGGCGACATTCCTCGCCAAGCGGTTAAGTTTTGACCGTGATCATAAAACTTACAACCTATGACCTTTGTATTTTTCCCTCCTTGAAAAGCAATTCCGATTCCCATATATCCTGTAAACTCGCAGTTCTCTATTAAGATGTCGCTACATCCCAAAAGGAACATTGCAGGTTCGGCAGTTCCGGGAGTTGTGGGGTCAACTTTATTTCCGACAAATTTAATGTCTCTGACTACTACATTATTAATGTTTCCCACATTAAAAAATCCAAATGTCGGTAACACATCTGGTTTCATTTTAATAACCGTTGCGCCCTTTACGCCTTCGATTGTAATATTGCTTGGGGGTTGCATATAACTTGAATAGATGAATGTCCCTGCCGGGAACCGTACTCTACCGCCTTTTGCACCCGCAGCCGCAATAGCGTTTTTTATTGCAGTTGTATCATCAGTAACGCCATCACCAACCGCTCCAAAAGCTTTAACGTTATACGCTATATCCGCTAACCGCGCATCAGAGGCGTTCAGGCGATCGCCCAAAACTGGATATTCACCGCGTGAATCTACAATTTCTGTATTGCTATCCCCCGATTGAGCGACAATTTCGCTGATGCGGGTATAAGTTTTATCAATTGCGTCTTTCGCATCATTAGCAGTTGCTACAACGCCTTGATAGGTGATGCTTTGCGCCGGGTGCGCTGTTGTCGAATTTTTATGTGCTTCGAGCTTGTTGTCTGCATCAGTTTTGTTTGCAGCAATTTCATTGTTTAAGTTTTGAAAGTTCTGATTAATCTTGGGGTTACTTATTCGTAATTTCTCGCCAATAGGTATGGTTTTAATTTCCGCCAATATACTCGCCCCCTTTAGGCTGCGTATTTAAAGTTAAAGATGATGTCTATGGTTATATTTAAACCAGTGCCCCCGACGACCACATTGGAGATTCCTGGAGGCAGTTTGCCGAATTGAGCATTTGAATTTTGAAGGACGTTCGTTGTGCCGACCTTTGCGGTTCTTCGTTTGAAATCCAATTCCAAAACGCCATTTAATGGTGCGTTATATGTGAAAACAACTCCACCTACCGTTAGAGATAAAGAAGAAAACGCCCCCGATATCTTAATGATCGGTAGAGCGTTTTGATTTCCAATGTTGTTAATTTCAAGGGTGCTTGGAGCCGTGATACTGTACGAATAATCATCATCCCAAGCGAAATCATCATCCCATGTGTAATCCGTGTCCCACGTGAGTATGTCGGACGTGGATTCCGCACTGTACGCAAATGGATCGTAGGCTGTAAACGGAAGCGTAAACGTCCCCAGTCCCGCGATCCGGTCTATTTGCAAATCTCCCGAGTAGCGGACTGCGTATTGTCTATCCGGTTGGTTTGCGAAGACAATTGGCATAGTTCGCGGCCTGCCGTCACCATCAAGTAAATAGGCAGCAAGAGCGCCCACTTTGGATTGTAATTCGGTTGCATCGCGCGTCATAAATGCACATTCTAAATTAAATGATTTTGGCCCCATATAAGCGCCGAAATCATACGCTCCATGCATCTCGGGGACTGTAACGACATTATCGACGGTTGCCGAGAGGATAGGGCGCTGCGACTGTCTAAGCACTTGCATGCCGAGTTCTGACGGCGTCTTGTCTCCAAGATATTTAACTACATCACTCAAGCAGGAGCACCTCCCAATCCTCTCGTATTGTTTGAAATGTAACTGCCAATTTCTTGGCCCAATTTTGTTATGTCATTATCACTTCTGATAACAAAATTAGCCCCCCTAAACATATCAGAGAAGTTATTTGTTACTTGCGTAGCGCCCGAACCGCCATTGCTCATTGCATTCATTTTCGACACGTTTGCAGGGTTTATTGTTGGATTCAAAGCTAGCTCTCTATTTAACCCCGACATAGCCATATTGATGTTTTTTGCGCCGTCCGTAATACCGTTTTTCATGCCATTTGTAATTCTGTTTGTTGTATCCATTGCAGCACTTAAGGCGTATTTAGATGATTTTTCAATCCCCACACCCAATCCAGTGCCAACCGTCATGCCGACCTCATCGCGGATGCGTCGAGATGGAGAGTGACTGTTGAAACCACTTTTAAATCCCTCTACAACCCCATCGACAAAGCCCAAAACTTGATCCCTAAGCCAACCAGCAGAGTTTTTTATACCATTCCATAGGCCGTTTACAACATCCTTACCAATGTCCACCATTCTGCCGGGAAGTTCATCGAAAAACTTAATTATGGAATTGATTACTTTTGGAATCTCTGTTTGTGCTGTAGATATTAAGTTTAAGGCCCAATCCTTAACGTTTTGCAACGCCGTTGATAGTGCTGTGGAGATTCTTGTTGGAATTTGTGCGAAAAACGTTGCGATATTATTAATCAGCTTGGGTATTTCCGTAGCAATCCAAGCACCAACATTAATGCCCCATTGTTTTATGTTGTTAAATGCCGATGTGATCGCCGTCCCAATTTTTCCGGGCAACTCCGCAAAAAAAGTCCCAATGCTATTAATCAGCTTCGGAACCTCTACTTTTGCCCAATTCCACGCATCGACGCCCCATTTTGTGATTGTTCCGAGTGCTAGGCCGAGAGCATAGCCGATCTTGTTAGGCAGTTCATTAAAAAATTGGATTATACCTTCAATGATCTTTGGTATTTCGGTTGTAACCCACGCTACTGTATCAACCCCCCACTGTTTGATGGACGCCAGTAGTGAGTTAAATGATTCCACAATCCTTTCAGGTAACGAGGCAAACCATCCGATTACATTATCAATCATTTTTGGGATTTCAACGGTAAACCATTCTGCAAGATTGGCCCCCCATTGTTTTATTCCATCCAGCACACCATTAACATATCCGGTTATGCTGTCCCAATTTTGAAATGCATAAACAACAGCCTTTATGGCTGCGGTAACAACAGTAAATGGGGCCAGTAACGCCAGTATTGCGATTTTAAGCGGTGCCGCTAGTTTCATGATTTCGTCCCACTTGTTGTATAGGACAGCAACGCCAGCAGCAAATGCCGCAATAGCCGCAACGATCAACCCTATTGGGTTAGCCGCCATGGCTGCATTCAAGCCCCATTGAGCGGTTGTGAGGGCCTGAATGGATGTGATAACAGTATTTATAAGAGAACCGACTTTCCAGCCTAAAAAGGCAGTTCCAACCGCCGCCACTCCCGAGGCTAATGCTCCAGCATGGTCAATGATCCACATCATCCCGTCAACAATTGGCTTGGTATCAACATTTTTTAAACTTGCTACCAATTCATTGATTTTGGGAAGCAATGCTGTTCCAACGGGCTCTGCGATTTCTGTTATTAAGTTGCGTTTCAACCCTTCTAGTGCCGAATCAATGTCATTGTATTTGACTTCATTTATTTTTTGCAGCGTATCGGAGGTCATATCAGCTTGAGAGCGGACATTCCCTAGCGCCAAGATCGCTCCAGCTTCCAAGTCTTCAAATTGCGTACCAAAAAGAGCTACGCCGATTTGATTTCGTTTAACAGGGTCCTCTATCCCCTCCAAAGCGGATATGACTTTACCGAAAGCAGCTTGGGCCGTTTCTCCTCCCGCCGCGAAGGACTGTGTCATCAAATCGGCGTTGAGTCCAAGTTGCTGGAATGCCTGCGCGGATGAATCACTGCCGTCTTTTGCCCGGATGTTAAATTCCTTGATAGCATCCCCGACTTTATCAATCGACCACGCGCCTTCATTGGCCCCTTGAATCAATATGTCCAAAAATTGCTCGGCGCTATAGCCCATTGCCTTAAATTGCGGTGAGTACTCGTTTAAAGTGTCTAGCAGGTCACCGTTCTTGTCGGCCCCATTTTGGGCTCCCTGGGCGATTAATGTCATAGCCTGCTTGCCAGTAATGCCAAACTGCTTCATAAGCGTATTGGACGTTCGGGTTGTCTCGTTGATTTCATAGCCAAATGTATCGCGAAGCATTAAGGCATCTTTGGTCAACTCTTTCAACGATTCGCCGGTCTCACCGGTCGTTCGTCTGACTTCCGCCATAGCCACCGCAACATCTTCCATGCTCTCGCCAAGATTGTCGGTATAGACATCACTTGCAATCTCCTTGAATTCGGCCATTTCCTCTGCGGTTGCGCCGGTTTGAGCTTGGAAGTTGTTCATAGCCTTAGCGGAGTCATTTGCAAATTTCGCGATCCCTGCAACCGCCGCAGCCGCTGCGGCTCCCACAGCAGCAATTCCAGCAGCCGCTATTTTTACGGCTCCTTCGCCCATGGATTTCAATCTATCATTAAGGTCATCAACACCATTGGACAAATCATCTGTTTCATCCGCCGCTTCTTGGGATTCATTCCTTAAATTTTCTAGCGCCTGGGTAGAGCGTCGTATTTCAGCTTCGTTCCTGTTCAATGCCTCTGTTTCTCTGTTGATACGGATGAGTAAATCTTGTGCCGCCCTGCTGTTTTCGCCCTTCTCAGCGACAATTTGTTGGTATTGTGTTGTAAGATTTTCGACCTTTTTGCGTTGCAGGTCCGTTATGTCATTTAGCGCCTTGATTCTAGCTTGTAAACCTTCTTCCGATTTTCCCCAATCGTCCATACCGGCAGCAGCGGCCTTGAAACCAGAATCTATTACTTTGATCTGCCGGTTTAATTCGGCGATATTGGCTTTAAAGTCAGTAATGTCTAGGTCAACTCTACCGCCGATGTCATTTTCATTAGCCATTGTCTCACCTGCCTTTCACCACGAACGCTACTACAGCCATTTAGGAGCTTGTTTGGCCCGTGTATATCGCTTTCCATTGATAACTCTCACGTTAGGGTCCTTCCAAAAAGCAAAATCGAGTAACAACTCAAAGTCTGTCTCCTCGATTTCTTTCAAGCCCCATTTGTAGTTATCAGCAAACGTGTGATATAGCGAAATGATCATATCGTAGGCGTCCATATCTTCGTTGCCAGCCGCGCTGCCGGGTACTACTTTTTTTCAATCTTGCGGTTGATAGAGGATATAAGCGAATTGATCTGCAAATCTATTTCCTCGTCTGTTAAATGATTTTCCAGATCATCTACAGTGAATTTATCTCCATAAGCTTTGCAGATCAGCGCGGCTTTCCGGTCTTTCAGTTCTAAAGTTTTATCCATAATATCAGTCAGTAAGTCAAAATCTTCTGTTTCTTCTGCTTGCTGCGCCTTTAGTGCTTCTTTCGCAAATTGCAAGGCATCCCGATTGATTTGAAAAGTCTCACGGGTAATCGCTGCATTAATCGTTGTGGCAACATAGGTCTTGTCTCCAAGCTTAAGTTTTAACATCCTTCATCCCTCCGCAATTTAAAAAGGGCGGGAAGCACCCGCCCATCTATACTTTTAGGCTGTCGTAAAATGAATTGTTTGATTTGCTAACGACTGAGCATAAATGTCACTAACTCCGTTGACCATTACAGCGTAGTCCGTTGCCGCAGACAGATTTGCATTGGGATTGATAGTTAATACTTTTCCGGTCGCGTCGAAATTATAAGCCGCTGGCACAACGCTGAAAGTTTCATCGATCAACGAAATAGCATGGTTGGAAATTTTGTTGCTAAATGTGAGCACGACGTTAGCGCCAACAGCAACACCCGTCGCTCCGTCTGCTGGAACGCTGCTAGAAAGTGTCAGGGCACTGGGTGATCCCGAATTGTCCGGTGTTTGTACTTGGGTAAACCATCCAGTTGGAACGAACGCCGCATCTGCTGTATCGGCAAACACTCGCTTAAGTGAAATCGCTTCTCCGCCTGTCGTCCACTCGTGTGTAGTGGTTACGGCTGTGTAGGTCAATTCATACGTGCGAATGTCAACGTCTGAAGACTTTGTAGCAGCCTCTTCCGAACCGCCCGAGAATGTCCCCTTAAAATACCAGTAATAGCGATAATCACTTGGCCCCATGTTGTATCTGAAACCAAGTGCAAGGTAAGGCGGGTTCGGTTGACCGCTATCATATACACGTCCGCTTGCTTCGTCATATGATTTACCTAGCAATCTTGCCGCGAGTTTTGCAGGGACGTTAGAGACGGTAATAGTTAGAGTGGTTACACCCTCGGAAACGTAGTTAAACCCAGGTTTGTTGTCATAGTATGTTGGCGTGTTGTTTATTTCCGCTTCCCCCGCTATTTCAGCAGCGGGAGCTAAATACTCTGGCGCTAACGTTGTATATTCTGTCAAAGTATCATTGATGATTTCAGCGAAATGCAGATTATCTACACCCACAAATTCGCCATACTGTTTCTCCATTTTTTTCCCTCCTAAAAGTACATATAGTAACGATAATCACTTGTAAATCCGTAGTGTCCAGTTTTGATATCATAAGGTAGCGATCTACCAGACACTCGCATAAAACCAACAGGGAGCAAGATTGAACGCAATGCGTCGTCTGCTCCCTGTGTAATTGCTGGGTCACGGCTATATAGATTAACTTGAACTCGGTACGTTGTAGAAGTAGGCAGGTTGTCTGCGCTGCTGTCGTTGGGACTGTCGATCAATTGGTAGGTGACATGCGTCTCGGGAAGTGTTTCGTCCGGAGCGTATGTCCCTTGTTCACGTACAGGATATCCGAGTTCGACAAGCGTGTTATAAATGATCGAGAAAATATCATTCAACCGGCATCCCCCCACGTTTCAAAACTTCGCGTTGTATCTTTTTGACTTTTGATTTGTTGTTATCAAAGGCGTTGCGAATCCCTGGGTCTGCTGGCTGCGTAGGAGTGCCGTATTCGGTAAAAACTGCGTGCCAAGCTCCGGGAGACTTCTCGTCATTAATACCTACGTTTACGCCGATTTCGTTTCCGCTTTGCCAGGGCTCCGACAAATCAACACCCGCTTCCATGACGCCGCTCTTTTTGTGCCGTTCAGCCCATTCCTTGATGTCCTTGTATATCGGTTGAGCACTTTCATATACGGCCATCTTTACTACATCGTCAACACTTCGCCCAGTAGCGGCAATCTGTTTTGCATATTCTTCAAGTCCTGATAGATCAAGCCTAACGCTCCGGCTCCTTGTATAACGTTTCCCGGCCATTAGTTATTCACCGCCCGTCTTACCTTCAAAACAAGAAACATATTTCGTTGCTCTACATTTTCGGGCGGTCCAATCACGTCGTAGGCAAGTTTGGAATCGTCATTTAGTAGCAGCCTATCTTTTTGTGAGATATCCGACCTATACCATAAGACAACATCCGCCGTATCTTCGACGACAAGTGCGCCGGATTGCGTGCTTTCGGTTCCACCTCGACTCTTCCAATTGCAAAAGTCTAGCGCTGGATCAGCATCCTCATAGACTACTTTAGGCGATCCGTTGACAGTTGTTTCTCGACGGCGCTGCACACGGATTGGTGTAACCATTTGTTGTACATCTGGACGCCACATTATGCATACTTCCTTGCTCGAAAGGTAACTTTCTGCACTTCGGTGGCACCATCAGGCAAACTGACATAAAGCTTTGAGTAATAGAATGTGCTTGATGTACCGGGCGCTATCTCCCAATGTCCGAAAGGAACATCCATGTCACTCACCAATAACGGTTGCGTGTTATCTTTGGGGTTTTGAATTTCAATTGCATACGCTCCTGTGGGTTCAATCAACTTTGGATAGTCAGTTCCACTGTTTGGATCGACGTCACCCGTCAAGATTCCGGGTATTCCTTGGATTTTTAACGATCCAATCGCGGAAATGATTTCGTCCTGCTTTCCAGCTTTCGCAAGAGCCTGAAATTGAGTATCATCGATTTTGATGGACGATCCACTTCCACCCCCATCACCACTTGTCGGCATTTTGTCCGTAATACTTCCGTCAGGCAACAACCATTTCGCCGCCATTGGCGTGTAACTTTCATATTTGGGCATTAACTCTCACCTCCAGGTTCCGGCAGGCTTGACGCCATCAGCTGCGGTAACAATATAACCATAAATGCATCCGAAAAAGTAACTTCCCCAGGCGTTAAATTCCAAAGGTCATTGACACCGACTGTCAAGGTAGCAATTCCCAACTCGCTCTCAAACTTTTCAGGCGTTATACCTGCGCCGAGCATATATTGTTTAACCGCTAACACCTTGGGCATTAGAACCGGATTTTGGTATCCGGTCCCAAGCCCAAGCCCTTCCTTGACTTTTTGCAGCAATTCCGCATCAGTTAGAGCCATTGTCAATACTCTCTTCCACAGAATACGGGATCAAAACAATGTTCAAACCCGTTTGCCGCGCTTCATAACGTAACTTCGCGGACAAGCTTTGGTGTTCAGCTTCCGTCATTGGTCGTGTTGCCTTCCAAACAAGGACAGTCTGATCCGAACCGTTCGCCAAATCTAAGCCCGCTACCTGTTCAGCAGCGGGCTTTTCCTTTCTTGGCCTAGCCATATTTTTCACCCTTTCATCAGGTTGTTGGTGCTTCTACAAATGTCCAGTATGTGAACGTGTCTTTGGCAAACAACGGCTTACCGCCACTGTACACCTTGCCACGCCAAACCGTTTCGTCAGAGCTAAAGCGCTCGGAAGAGTTGGATTCAAGCGTGAACGATTCGGATTCGTTTACGATGTAGGTTGACAGGTCTCCGTACAACACCGCGTCTGCGTCTGGCATTTGCGACGAGAAGATAACCGGCATACCCGCAATCAAGTAATTGGACGATCCCGGCCCTCCTTGTACTGGTGTAACAGTAACGAGCGGTTTTCCTGCGGCGTCCGTTAGAGAGAAGAACCGAGTAAAGAACGTGTACCGCTTCATTACCCATGTGCCTTGATCGCCGTACGGGCTTTCTACCGATGCAAGAATTTCACCGATCTGCTGCCAATCCATTTGCGAGTAGGTTTTTGCAGCCGAGGGAGTTTCTTTGATTGCTGGAATGATACCGAGAAAATTAGATGTAGGCGAAATCGTACCGTTCAAAACCGAGTTTTCCAGTTGCAAGCCGATATATTTACCAACTTCCTCCGCTAAATACTGTTCGAAAGCAGGAATGCTATTACGAAGCAGTAGGTTTTTAACGATAATGGTTGCGACAACGGCTTGTTGCTGGATTTTAACCTCTGTAAACGAGAAGTTCAGCGTAACGGTTCCATCAGAATTCGTTGTAGGTGCTCCAGCTGTACCAATCGGCAATGCCACGTCGCCAGTAAAACCATATTTTGTGATTGCCGAATACAATCGGCCATACTGTTTAATTACCGCATACACTTTGTCAAGCGTGGTTTGTGGTACAAGATACTCCGCACCGCTGGTTACGCTACCGCCATTCATGTCCGTAATGGCGCGTTTCCCATAAGACATGATTTCCGCGTCTTCGTCGCTGATTTTATTGTTCAGATAGGAACGATAAAAAGCATCGCGATATTTGGCGGAACTACGGAAATTTTCTTCGTTTAACTCCCCGCCACGTTGACTAAACAAACCACGCTTATTATCTTCCGGCGCTTCCGTCAATTGCTCATTGATATTGTCAATTTGGTCTGACAGTGTCCGAAGTTGATCGGCTGTTTCATTCAGTTCATCAGTAGATGCGCCGCGATGGTTCTTCACCTTTTCTTTCAGCGCAAGACGTTTTTGTTCGAGTTCATTTTTTTGCCGTTTCAATTCGGCAGCTTCTTTTTGAGTAATAGCCATTGATTTATCCCCCTTTGCAGCCTACAGCTGCTCAATTAAATTAATTAGTGCGGCCTTTTTGGCCTCTTCTTCTACATTCACTTCCGGCTCAACCGGAGCTTCCTCGGCGATAATAAGCGTTTCGTCATATGCCGGGAACGCCAATACGCTAACCTCATAGATAGCGTTGATTTGAGCAATGACATCGATTTTGTTTTCCCAGTCAGAAGCAATAACCGCTTGGGAGTCAAAGTAGAAGCTCATTCCGTCTACCAATTCACGGGAAACGCGGTCAAAAACGTAATCGTCCAACCATGTATTCCCGAGCGTTACTTCTACAAACAAACCAGTTTCATCTACTTCAAGGCGGGCGTTTTTCCCCGTCTTGCCCAGTACCCACGCCGTGTTGTGATCCCACAAAACCGGCACAGACGACAGGTCAACACCATCAAGCGCATTTTTGCTTACTTTTTCTTTCCACACACTTCCGCGCCATGGTGTGCCAAGGACGTCAAATAAAATAGCGTACCCGCGCAGTTTTCGCACAGATACGCCATCTATTTCTTCGGATACCGCCCGGAATCGCGAGCGTTCCACGTCATAATTTACTCGCCGCTTCGATTGAGACGAGAGGGGCGATACCTTACCCTGTTCATCCTTCTCCATCCGTCTCACCTCCTTTCACGGTGTATGTTCCTGGTTGCAAAGTCTGAAAGTTTTTACTTTCCATGTATTGATCAAGTTCGGGCGGTCCTTTTGGAAGCCCGATTCTCTTTCGCACTTCGTTTCTTGTCATAACCGAAGCAAAAAGCATTTCTTTGTAAAATGCCGTACGTGCTGACAATGTGCTTATTTCAAGGTCAACCAATTCAGCAATAACTTTGTTGTGATGCGACATTTCTGTGTTTGTAAAAATTTTGTATGTCGATTCTTCTTCGATTTGGTATACAGTTGGAAGAATCGTATTAGTAATGAATTGTTCTATTTCAATTTCATTTGCGCTATGCGTAAAGATTGCTCGGCTTCCCCCGAAGTACGTGTAAAGATAATCAACAACAGCGTTTAATACTTCTTTGTTGAGCGGCTGGATTTTTAAGTCCAGGTTGTGAACCTCATATTCAGGGCCGATCATCCCAAATCCGGTTGTGTTTTCGGAAGTTAAAAATAAGTCCTTAAACTCTTCCAGCTTTTTCTTCATATCTGCGCCCTTGAGTTGTGACTTATTGATTAACAGGGCTGCAATGCGCTGGCTGTTTTTGCTGTCATTAACCGCTTGAGATTGCAAGGTGTTAACGATCTCCATATAACCCCGTGTTGCCTGTGTAGGCGCTCCGCCCGTCTGCGTCGGGAATCTTTGTAAGTGAATAATGTCATCGTAATAGAACATTCCTTCTCTGCCTGCTGCCGGGAACCAAATGACTACCCTACCATCATCGTCCTGACCAAATTCATGTTGTGAAAACGGTAACGGGTAAATCGCCCTAAGATTTCCGTTGTCATCCCAATCCGGGAACGCATAGGCATTGTTTGCCAGTAACACTCGAGTAATCATGTGCGTCCAAAATACTTGTGGCCCCTGTAACGGGTTAGTCCGCTTGGTTAAAACGTATTGGACGCGACTGTTCATATGTTCTACGTTTCCTTCATCATCCGCACGCGCATGATAGAAAGGTACACTACCAACCTTTTCTGCTATAAAATTAATTGCCGCCCTTACTTCCGGCGTGTCGTATAGATTTCGACCAAAACTCATAAGCGGCATGCCGCGCTGGAGTAAATCAATAATTTGCGCGGCTGTAATCGTTTCATCTTTTTGCGGTCGGAACACATTTGTTATTCGCTGCAAAATCCCCAATTTCTCACCTCCCCTAGGGCTGGTATTCCTCGAATAGGTCAAGCGCCTTTTTGTACGCGATATAGGCCATTAAAAATGACACGTATCCATCAATGCGCGCCCTGCTCTTGGCCTTGTCTGGCTGTATATTGTTGTTGGCGTCTATTTTTGCCGCTGTGTTGGTAACGCACCAACGAAACAACCCATTGTGCCTACTGAACTGAATAATCTTGTCTTCGAAAAGCACGCGGGTTTCTTTCATTGGCGCAGAAAGAGATTTAGCCCCCTGTGCAACAGGGAATGTAACACCTCGTTCGTTACTGTCTTCTTTCGGGAAGCCGTTTACTTCCATTTCGTCCACCCAATCCCCGCCGTGCCAGCGGTCATAACCAATCTTCCAGAATGTCACTTGGTACGTTGTGGCAAGTTCCACGAACCATGCGGTAACATCGGATTTTCTGACCATTGCCCCCTCGCAAATTTGGAGAAGTTCCTTGTTCAAAGGTTCAGCTGCGGATGTGCGAGTAAATGTCTCATATGCCATTTTGTCCGCCTTGCTGTTCTGTTCAATACGTTGCCTAGCAATGAAATATTTTTGAAAAACATGCAACTTTCCGTTGAGAGGAATAATTGCTGTGGCGCAACACAAGTCCGTTGTCTCCGCCAAATCCACCCCGCCAACTGCATAACGGTCCTGGATCATAGACAGGTCCATATCTATAGCGCACTTGTCAACCTTTTGCAAATCAAAATAAACCACACTCGTACCTGATGCGCGGTTAAGGTGTTTTGCCAGGAATGATGGAAGTTGCGCCGGGTCCTCGACGGCCTTTTGATATTCCCCTTTCAGGTAGCTCATAGTAGGCCTACCTTCGGGAATACCGGGATTTGCTTTAATCCAACATGACGGGTTCGCTGGATCGTCGTCGTCGTCAATTCTAAATATCATCGGGAACAATCGTTCTTTGCTTTTTCCCGACAACACTTTCTGGCAACGCTCCAAGATGCTATCAAAAATTCCTTCGCGCACAAATCCAAACGTCGAGATGATAACGGTAAGCGGCTGCGCCCGAGCGCCCATTGCAGACGAGAACACGTCATATGTGTTCCGATCCTTGATTGCGTGAAGTTCGTCAATGACTACGCCATGTGGGTTCAAACCGTCTTGCGACTGACTATTTTTACTCCCGGCTTTCATGTAGCTACCGCTTGCCGGGTGCAATATCATTTCTGAGTTATCTTTATCGCGCTTCGTCCGCCAGTGTTTGCGCGGATTATTTGCGGGAGTGAGAATATCGCTGGATTGCAGAAACGCCTTTGCCGCCTCATAAACAATAGATGCCTGTTGTTTCTGTGTCGCAAGCGTCCAGACCTGAGCAGCCGGTTCTCCATCCGCCATAAGCAAAAAGTCCGCAACAGCAGAGATAAAGGTTGACTTGCCCCACTTCCGGGCAACAAAAAGAACTAGCTCACGGAAGTATCTGACCTCCATTGCTAGTTCTTCGTCATACATCTTAAAACCAAATATACAAGCTGCAATGTACTTTTGTTCTATTGATAGCTCAAGTGACTGTCCTGCCCAACGCCCTTCTCGATGTTTTACCAATCGGCAGTAATCAATAAAGGCGTCAACATCAATCGGATCGTACCAAACGCTTTTACTCTTAAGCAGTTTCTCAATCAGTTTTTTTAGCTTCTTGATATCCTTGCCGTGCTTTTCCGGTTCCCGTTCTACATAATCATGCCAATCAGCAATATACTGCGGGACACTCATAATTGCTTCTTGCGATCCCTAATTTGTTCAAACGGGTCCGGTTCGTTGTTTTGTGGCGGCGTCTGACCACCTTCCGGTATTAGGTCAGTTAGTTGCTTCATGATGGAGGCGTGATTTTTGATCATAGTGTTGTAAATCTCAACCTCGGGGCTTTTTTTAGTACCCCACTGGTTTTCTCCGTTTTGATATTCGGATACAACGCCGTTGCGATTAATCGTTTCTTGCAAGTCTTCTAGTGTAATTGTCATAAATGCCGCATTGTATATTAACGACATGACTGCGTTCAGTCTGTCGGCAGGAATTTCTTTCAGTAGTTCCTTTAGCCTGTCCGATTCTTTTTGGATTCGTTCGTCTTTTGATTTATTACCTCTATTTTCAAACATTTTTCACCACACCCCCTCGCGCGTGATCTCCCCGAGTGATTTTGCAGG